GGGATTTATTATACATACTTCCCACCCTACTACCACCCTAAAGGTACCACTTTTTTTGTTAAGAAACAATATAAATAAGGGAATGTTATCTGCACAGACTTAAATGTTATCCGCACCCTTGGTATGTTTGTCCACAGTGTCCATCCCTATGTCAATAAACATTCTTCTTATATCGTGGTAGTTGGACTCATCCAATTGGTAGTATCTATTTAGGAATGTCAGTACATGATTCAAGTCAGCATCCACAATTATATATTGATTTGTAGATAGGGGTTTCTTACTCCATCCCCTCTTGGCAGGTTCAAACCATATTATCCCATCCCCAACCGTTGAGGTGAATATTACTTTGATACCATTCATATCCTCAGCTACCCTTGGGGTGAAACTACTCTCTATGAATTCTCTGATTTCTTCCATACCCTTAAATATATAACCCTTCCCTTAGTTGTGAACACCATATGTTAATAACTTTTAATTAAGGGGTACAGTTAATCCCCCATTAAAATTGTTAATAACTTTTTATAAATTACCTCTGACACACTGTCAGGGGATATTTTGTTAATAACTTTATCCCATTTTATTAGGATTTGTCAGAATGTCAGTTAGACGTTAGGGACAGCACAATCCCTTTCCCCACTTTCTACCACCATCCTGTAGTAGTGTAAAACAAGAAAATCCTTTATTTCACCGATGAAATCGACAATAAATCCCTGTTTAGGGGTTAATAGAAGGTATTAATTTACTAGTTATATATTCTAGCAAATAATAGAGGTTAATTCCCTATAGCGGGGGAGACGTAGTCTTAAGGAATTAAATAAGTAAACCTCAACGTATCTGTAGGACTACTTTTTTAAAACCATGACAAAATGACCTCAACGAATAAGGTCTTAAAATGACTTACAAAAGTGGGAGAAAGTGGTAGAAGTATTGTTAATTAACCCTATGGGTTATTGTTTATATACTATAGTATTCTTTCTCTTATAGTATAATGTTTTCATATGTGTGTATATACCCTTTAGGGTACTGTAATGATATTGTTTTATTATACCCTACTAAGTTATGAGTATAAGTCTTTAGATGACCTTCTTCAGGGAAATAGGGGAATGGATTTATTTCAGACACTGAAAGTGAACGATAGTGAACGTCCCTTTAGGGTGAGGGGGATGGAATTAATTTATTACCTTTATTTCCTTTCTCTATAAAATAACTTATATTGTATGTATGTTTAAATTTAATTATAAAGTTGGTAGAGCGATACCTAATGTAGAGTGTCAGATAATACTGAAGGATTTGTATAGACAATCTGAGAAGTTCACTATTACTGATGCCTTTGGTGATGTCTCCCTTTCTGTTTATGAAACCCCTTATGAGGATGTGGAAGACTGTGATGGTAAGAGACTCATGGATTATAGAATTAAAGAGTTAGAGAAGTCCTTAGGTGTTAAGTTTAATAGAGATAGGTTTATCATTAAGTATACAGGTGACCGTCTCGAAATGGAACCTCATTATGATGGGAGTTATACTACCACCCTTATTTATTTAAACAATAACTTTAGAGGTGGCTCTACTAACTTTCCTCTCGCTCGTTTAGAACATGTACCTCAGAAATATAAGCCAGGTCATTACATACATTATAACTCTAACCATATCTTGGCTTATCATGGTGGGATGCCAGTTACAGAAGGAACTAAAACTGTTATAGTACTTAGAAGTATGAAGATAACCCCGTGGACTATGTTAACCATATTACCGTGGCGTTTATTTAGAGATGTATTCTTCGAAAGATTTATACTTGATTGGGTCGTAAAGAAATTCTTTACGTGTGTTAACTGTAAAAGAATTAAGAAATAATGATGTTAGTAGGATTAGTAGGTTGCTCTGTAGTCTATATTGGTTATAGTATAAAAGAAAGATTTGAAGGTAGACATAAATGGTAAGTATGAAAAATAATGTATTGGTACTTGGTGATGGACTCTTGGGTCGTGAATTGATTAATCAGACTAATTGGGATTATGTTTCCCGTAGTAAGGATGGTTTCGATATTAACCACCTCGATGAGTTTATATTATCTAATTATGATATTGTTATTAACTGTATTTCACATACTGATACTTACGATAAAGATAGAGAACTTCATTGGAATGTTAACTGTAAGTTTGTGGATAAGTTAATTGATTACTGTAATGAACACTTTATTAAACTTATTCATATTTCTACTGATTATGTTTATTCTAATTCCATTCCCTTCGCCAGTGAGAATGATGTCCCTGTTCATTGTAATAATTGGTACGGTTATACTAAGTTATTATCTGACGGTCTTATTCAGTTAAGGTCTGAGGATTATCTTCTTATACGTTGTTCCCATAAACCCACTCCTTTTGTATATGATAACGCTTGGATTGATTATGTCGGTAACTTCGATTATGTGGATACTATCGCCACTCTCATTATTGATTGTATTAATAAAGATTTGTCAGGTGTGTATAACGTAGGTACAGACGTTAAGACGATGTTTGACTTAGCTAATGAGACTAATGTTGTTGAATCCTCTTTTACCCCCTCACACGTCCCTAATAATCTTTCTATGGACCTAACTAAACTTAAGTCCTCACTCCCTTAATGTATGACAACATTTGCAGTTCCACATGAAGTGATTGATGTATTGTTTGATAAACTTATTTATCCTAAACATCCTGAGCTTACTGATTGGGATATACACGAAGACACTCTTTTATTATTTGTAGACACTAACCTAATTGATTTTACGATGAGTGATGTCATTGAGTTTGAAACTTATATAATGTTGGAAGAAGAATATGATTGTTTCACTTCTGACTATTTCTATGAGATTCTTTCGTCTGATATCATTGATACCGTTAACCGCTCTTTTGATTTAATTGACAATCATTATAAAATTGAGTTAGTTTTATCTTCTTAAACTATTTATAACAATGTAATCTTTCTGTTAGTGGCTCGCACTTATTCCTCCCAGCCCTCTTCATCTAAACTTCTAATATAATTCCACCTTTCGATTTCATCATTAATCGAATCCTGTTTAGTGTAGATATATAATTCACCATCATCGACATACCAATCTAATATATTTGAATCATTATCTAACGAATCCTCATTAAAAAGTTTATCTTCTTTAGGTACCAAACGTATTGTATCATCGTTGTTAACCGTAGGAATATTATCATCACTTTTTATTATCTCTTCAGTATAAGTAATACTTCTATCTTGCATTAAAATTCTTACTACGACTAAACATGAAAGTATTATCGATATTATTGCTAAATTTTTTGATATATTTCCCATATTACTTACCTAAATTATCTTTTTCTGAAATTATTGGATTATCAGTAAACTCTTCTATAATAGATTTAACTTCAGGAATATCTTTCCACACAATCGAATGTTCTGACTCAGGAGAGTATTCACCCTTAACCATATAAACAACTATGGTGTCAGGTTCTAAAGTTAAGAACCCATGAGCATACTCATCATGTAAGTAAACCGCATTCCCTTCATTTACTATTACGTGTTGTGTTTTATGTGTTTCTAAATCATAAGCTATGTCTATAATTGAACCACGAATAACCTTAACGTATTTCTCTTGTGGTGGGTCTGTTTGATAGTGTAAACCCCTAAAGGTATATCTACCATCATTAATTGAAATGGAACATTGTGTCCATTCCTTTCCCATTATATCTAACTCCATTGGGGTATAACTCCCTCGATTATCTTTAAATGTCTTATGGTCTCTTATTATCATCTTTTATTATTTATTAATTAATATACTTATCTCTCTTGCTAATTCTTTAAACCACTCCACACTATGACCTCTTGTTGTTTCAGCTGCCGTACCTATTCGAATACCACTTGTTTCCACAAAACTTCTAGGGTCGTTAGGTATTCCATTCTTATTAACTGTAATACCGTTTTCTTCTAACATATCAGCGATTACTCTTCCACTATATTTCTTAGTTGATAAATCAATTAAAATTAAATGTGAATCGGTACCATCGGTTAGAATCGGTATATCATTTTCTCTGAAGATATCACACATATGTTTTGCATTTTCTTTTACTTTAATACAATACTCCTTAAAATCTCTTGTGTTTGCCTCTATGAAACATTGGGCCTTTGCTGCGATTATATGCATTAATGGTCCTCCCTGAGTACCAGGAAATATTGCTCCATTTATTTTCTTTGTATAGTCTGAATCGTTCCAAATAATAATACCACCTCTTGGTCCTCTAAGTGTTTTGTGTGTCGTTGAAGTTACTACATCCGCATATTCAATTGGATTGGGGTACTCACCTCCAGCAATAAGACCTGAATAGTGAGCCATATCCACCAAAAGTATCGCTCCTACTTCATCAGCAATCTCTCTAAACTTTTTCCAATCGATTATCCTTGAGTAAGCACTCGCACCTGCAATAACCATTTTAGGTTTAACTTCTAACGCTTTAGTTCGTATATCATCATAGTTTAAATAACCATTATCATCCACACCATATGAATGAGCGTCGTATACTTTACCTGAAATATTAGGTTTACTTCCATGAGATAAGTGACCACCACTCGCTAAATCCATTCCAAGTATTGTATCACCTGGTTTTAGGAATGCTTGAAATACCGCAGTATTAGCGTTTGCACCACAATGTGGTTGAACATTAGCAAAGTTACAATTATATAACTTTTTTAATTCTTCTATTGCAAGTGTCTCCACCTCATCCATATGGTCACATCCATTGTAATATCTTTTACCAGGATATCCTTCAGCATATTTGTTAGTGAATATTGAACCCGCCAATTTCATTACTGAATCAGACGCAAAGTTCTCACTTGCTATTAATTCAATTGTATTAGATTGTCTAAAATTTTCTTTATCGAGTATCTCTTCTATTCTTTTGTCCATTTTTAAGATATCTTAATTTTTTCTACGATTATTAGTAGTGTTATTTCTACTTGGATTATTGTTCGTTCTTGTCGGTGTACTTCGATTAATTACAGGACGACTATTATTAACTCTTGGTCTTGTATTATTATTAACTCTTGGTCTTGTATTATTATTAATGGTCGGTCTATTATTATTAATGGTAGACCTATTATTATTTGGTCTATTATTGTTAATGGTAGGTCGACTGTTATTATTAATATAAATCTTTTCTCTTTTATTATCAACCTTAACACTACGTTTAGTTGATTCTATCATTGAAGATTGTCCTATTCTGTCTCGTATAGTCATAGTACTACCTCTTCGACCGTTGATATACGACACATTATTTCTACCTCGTCTTCCGTACCAACCATTTTGACCGTAATTGTTCCACCCGTAATAATTATTCCATCCATTACCATAGTACCCATTATATCCCCATCCGTGGTTATTCCAACCATAGTAGATTCCATATCCCCATCTATCATATCCAAATGGTGACCATCTATGAGGAGAACCCCAAGAATTCCACCCTGTATAACCCCAAGCCCAATCATTCCACATTTGGTCTCTATTCCAATAATAAGAATTATATCGGTAATCATACTGTCTCCCTAACAATCGGTTATTCCAATCAAATGATACTGGTTGACTCAAGGCATATCTTGCAAAGTCTAATCTAAAACCTATATCTGTTCTTAGTTTATTTCTAAATTGAAATTCATTTAAAGTATCCACCCTTAAATTGTCTCCAACTACATAATAATTTTCGTCATCATATATAGGGTCATGGTTTAATGTTGATACTGTAAATGTCGCACAACTTGTCGTTAGAAGTACGATTAATAATAGTAATGAATTTTTCATATTTTTTATTGTTTAAAAGTTGTAATTATAAATCTTACATTCAGGATTTAAATTACTAAGATTTGGAAACGTTACATCTCCAATTTTATTATTATCAATATGAGATATGTGTAATTCCGTAAACTTATCACAGAATCTCTCATATGTTTTTTTACCTCCGATACACCAATCACAATTATAGTAGTGAAAAACGGAATGGTCCCTTTTATCAACAATCATTAACTCTCTGTTGGGTAAAAAGGGTAGGGCTTGAGCGGTACGATAACCGACTAATAACGTATCACCATAAGTCATACGTTTGAAATGATTTAAATCTTTTTTATTGTGCCATAAAAGTTTATCACCTTTACCGATAAAACCAAGATTGTTTACTGCTATAATTGCTTTCATAACCTACACATCAACATTCACGCCGAAACATCCGTTTTCGGAAATTAAGTTCTCTTTAATTAATTTTATCTTTAGGTTATCCACATCTAATATAAACGCATCATAGTCAGATGTTAAATATTTACTATATACTTCGAGTAACTTAAAACGCATTAAAAAGTCACCATCTATATAGTGACCAATAATTTTACTAGCCTCTTCTCGACAATCAGGCCCCACTACTTCGTTGATGATTTCGGTGAAGTTAATCTCCTGAATATCCGATAATTTTAATATTAATTCACTCATACTACAAATATATAAATTATTATTTAATAATCGAGTTATTAACCGTTTTTTATCTTAATATTACAGATAACTGAATGTCAGTTACAACCTCATATCCATAAATATGGTTATAAAAGAAAACCCCTCACCATTTCTGATGAGAGGTCTTAATTTTCATAATCAATTGAACTTATATTTGTGATTCTGCTGTTACTACTAAATTAGAGAAACTCCATCCACCACCCTTATGTTCAACTGAACCTTCAGTCCAATTACATAATGTACCGTGTGAACATTCTCCACCCGTATCTTTGTACCACTTAGTTGGTTCATCATCACCAGGTGACCAATCACCGTGATATGAAGGTGTAAACCACCATCCTACTTCCATACCATCTTTTAATAAAGACATATCTAAAGTAGAACCATCACCAATAGATGGGTCAGTCATATCAAAAACTTTAACACTACTATCTCCTTGAGAAAGTGTAATCACCATATTAGTATAATCACCATTAAAGACAGTAACCATATGAAATGGTTTAGTAGGGTCAATCTTACCAACTAAACTGTGTACACCTCCAAGTGTTGATGATGTCATTTCATCCCAATTCCAACAATCAGTATTCGCAGCTTCAGTATATGAAACTTCCCACCTTTGTTTACCCTTTTTAATTGTGTCTAAATGTAACGTATGTTGGAACATTTTATTACCGTTAGTCTCTAATAAATCAATTTCATTACAGAAGTCACATTGTTCGTATTCCGCATCACAGTATTTATCACCAATAGGTTGTACGTCTCTAGTAACTAAGTACATCGCCGCGTTTAAGTAATCCGCGGTCCACCCTTTATTTTGTTGTAACCCCGATAAGTCAATGTCAACTTCAATTTTACTGATATTTTTATATCCATTTTTTGAACACACTCTACCTGCCGCAGGATTTCCTTCTGTACCAAAACTTACACCACCAGAACTAACTATAGGGTTAGGTCCACATTTTTGATAATCAACATCAAATTCAGGTATAAAAGTTGTTTGAGTTGTCTCCTCAGGACATATACATGGGTCTTTAAACGGACATGGACAACCCTCTATACCTACAGGACTCACTTTACCTGTAGTAGCATCAACACTCACAAAACCTTTACTAGTCGTGAAAATGTACTGTGCAAAGTTAAATCCTGGTTCTAACGGTCTTCTTAAGACTACTTCAGACCAATCAGCAACTCCTTCAACTCCTGTACCATATCCCGCGTCCAATAATAATTGTTCAGCATCCTCTAAAGTAAGTTTTACAGGTAATTTTATTACCTCATCTTCCATAAATGGAGAATTAATCACTTTAGATTTTGTCTTCCCATTAGAATCACACAACACCTCAATAGTAGTGTTGTTAACACCCGCGAATACCGATTTAACACCCGTTAATTCTTTAGTTGCAGTTGATTCATAAAATAAAGCGGTAGTATCAATACTTTTTGCCGCTTCCTGTGTTTGATTTACCATCTCATTGAAAGTTAAATCGTTTTGTTGAGTACATCCAATTAAGAGTAATCCCAACATCATTGTTAATAGTTTTTTCATTTTTGTTTTTTTGTTTTATCTTTATTTATTATATTGCCGTACTCATCACATAAAGGTGCGGTTATAATTTCATAAATTATAAATATCCATGAAATTAAGAATGAACCTATGATTATTTTGATTAACATATTATTCTATTTTTCCGTATTCTTTTTTTCGTTTATATCAAAATTCTCCTTCTCATAACCCTCTATATCATTGTAAGCATAAGTCTCAAAATTAGGATTTGTTTCAACCCAAGTTTTATATTCATATTGGTTATTTTTATTAACAAATATCTCATTAACTCTTAATTTTCTTTCTTCTAATTCCATCAACTGTTGATGTAAGTATTCCCTTTGTTCTCTATATTCAGGTTTATAAGCTAAATTATGTGATTCCTCAATATCGTTAACTAAGTCGTATAACTCATATTCTTTTTGATATCTACCTAATGAATCGAAATAATATGTGTACTTCCAATCATGTGTACGGATTGCCCTTAATCTATTAGTTGCTTTAACAGAAGATGGTAAATTATTCGAACCCGACTTAGTATCATCAAAAGTAAATAATATAGAATCTTGAACTGATTTACCTTCCTCAATTATTGGTATTAAACTCTCACCTCTTGAGTTACTGTCTTTAGGTACACCAACAATCTCAGATATCGTTGGGAATATATCAATAAGTGTTGCTAATTCATCTGACGATTCTTTTTTGTTAAACACAATAGGGTTTGATATCACCATAGGTATTCTTAACGCCTCTTCATAAGCAACAAAAGCCTTTTGTCTCATACCACCATGTGACATCCCCATCTCTCCGTGGTCCGCCAATCTTATAACCACCGCATCATCAGCGAGTCTACTACCTTTGGTATCATCATAAAGTACATCAATAAATTTACCAATTTCACCATCAATCTTAGTTAGTAGGTATGCGTAAAAATTTAAGTAATTCAATTTCATATCATCATTTCGTAAGACACCTAATAAACCATCAGCAGCAATGTTTGTTTGTAATTGAGCCATAGGTTTACCATTTTTAAGTAATTGTTCCGTAACTGTAGGTGGTAAGTCGGTAATAGTTCTACCAGTATATTCATCGGGAGTATAACCAAATTGTACTGACTTTGGATAACCTAACACATCATGAGGATTTACTAAACTTAATACTAAACAATAAGGTTTTCTTGGTTCACCCTTTTGTCTACTGATTCTTACCTGTTCTAAATACTCTATACCTTCTTTCACATACCTTGCATCAGCATTTGGATAACCCCCACCAAAGTTTTCAGGTTTCGCATCTTCACCCGCATCAGGTCCAACCCAACCTTTAAACCCATAAAGTGATATTTCTTTAGCTAATGGGTCACCACCATCAGCACCTTTACTTAAATGCCATTTACCTCTGTATTGTACATCGTAACCGATACTATCTAACATCTTACCAATGTTATTACTTTTATTATTTAATTGTATTTCACCAGGTGAGTATATACCACCTGTTGTTAAGGTTTCAGTACATTGATGTTGTGATGGGTACGTACCAGTAAATAAAGTAGCTCTACTCGGTGTACACATACAACTATTACAGAAGGCTTTATCAAATGTGAAACCATTATCTTTTAATTTAGTTAGTGTTGGTAGATTTTCTTGTTCCCATCCTTCAGGAAAGTACTGAGTGGCTCTCTCTTGGTCTGTTATTATTATTACAATATCAGGTTTATCAACAAGTAATTCTTTAAATTTGTTTTGTTTTTTCATGATGTATTTTTTTAAAAAGTATTAAATAAGATACTTTAGTGTATAGTTAATTGTTTATTTATACTTATTACTAACTAAAATTAAAAGATATGGCACACCCTATTTTACACTCTAAATCATCCGCTAAAAAGTTTGGTGGGAAACCTGAAGATTATTTACATATACATAATTGGTTTGATGAAACTAAATCATGGATTGGAACATCTTTTCATCGAATATTTAGACACCATTCAGAAGGTATCTTTGAATGTGAGAAAACCTTTGGTGAGTCATTCTTAAATTCAGACGGTAAAGAAGTTTTTGTTCGTTACATAGGTGAACAACACGTTAAAGAAGATTGTAATAACTATATTCCATCAGCAAAAGAATGGGTAGATGCTTTAAATAATAAAGAAAAACCCTTATGGATGATGAAAACTATGAAATTAAAGTTTACTGACTAATATTTATATATAAAAACTATCATGGAACAGAAATACAAAGTACTATTTAATTTAATTAATCCGGCATTCTTAAAATCAGGGTGTAAAAAAGCCGTTATGGAGTTTGATGAAGCCTTCTCAATCTATCAAGATGGGTATTATTGTGGTTATCAAAATAGTGGTAGTCCAAAAAGTTTCTTAATTCCTATTGAACGTGAACTTAGTGAGTATGTTGAAGAGGCTGTCGGTGATAATACTTGGCACGAAGAGACAGGTAGTGAATACTACACTTATGAAGTTGAAATTAACTCTGAATATAGAAGTGTTGAAATATTCGGAACCTACACAGTTTACGGTACCGAACCCATTAATGAAGTAGTAATAGATGAGGAAGAAGAACCAGAAGAATTTAAACCTATCTTTGATTACTTAAACGATGAAGGGTCCGACATATTAGAAGTTAATGTAGACGCTGGTGGAGATAGTGGTTGGATTCACGACACAAACGATGACGTTAATGGTAATACTATACAAACTTCAGACCAAATGGAAGAAGTATGTTATAGACTATTAAACCAACATCCTGGATGGGAAATTAATGAAGGTTCTTACGCTAAGTTTACATTTGACCCACATAGACGTATTTTGATATGGGAATTCGCTTACAATACTGAAGAACAGGCAAGAGAATTAGTGTCTTCTGAAAAGTTTTAAGTTAATTTTTCACCAATTTTATCACCAAACATTAACTCACGTTTCCACTTTAAATCTTTGGATTTATAACTGAGGTAACTCTCCACACCTGAAATTAATGCCCCTTCAAACGTATCGTAATCCAAATCAGAAACACCTAAGTTAGTTTCGTCACAAAGAATATCCTCCTCCTGTCCAAAATCATTTAAGTCTATAACTGAGTAATAATAAGAAAGTTCAGGACCTTCGCTCGCATCTCTAAAAGGTAAGGCGGTAATATAAATGTGTTGGTTACGTAACCACGATAAAACATCATCCATATCAGGATATTTGTTCAAAGCGGTAACATCACCGACTTTTACGGTCTCAAAGGGGTAAACACATGTTTGTAGGTAGTTGAAGATTGTTTCAGTAATTCGCATAAGATTATTTATTTTCTACAAACTTAAAATAAATAATGGAATTAATCAACCTTTTTTGTTCGATTTTCACTAAAAGTAGTGCTATGTCCTAATTTAGGATGGTTAGACAGCGATTTAGAGTTGTAAATGGATTTGAAACTATTTTCATTAACTATGTTGTAATCGATACTATCTGAATCTAAACCATATGGCTGTGTTATACTATCCACATAATCTCTAAGTACATCACCAATTTCATAACCTATTTCATCCAAAACACCCTTAACACTCTCAGGTACATTATCGTTATTACTCCATAAATCACCTAACATATAAGTTTCACCATCATTCATTAAAGTTACAGATGAGTTTTCACCATTAATTGTAACCATAACATCATAATACGCAACATATTCCGATGTGTCTGATAAGATATGATTGGTCTGACCCGTATAAATATCCATAGTCACCTCACTAATAATTCCCTCAATCTCATAACCGGCTTGAGTATAATTAAATGGTTCACCAACCTTTAACTCTTTTTTAATTTTCTCATAAACATTATAAATCCCACCAAAGTATTCAATTTTATAAGCTAATATTTTAGCTTTATCCTCCCTATTAGAACTGTCTAAACCTAAGTAATGGTAAATAGGTGTAGATTCAACACCTTTGTCGTCCCAATACTTAAATAATAAATCTTTTTGCTTTTCGTTTTCCTGTAACGATTCCTCTTCCTTTGAGAAATAATCTTTATTCTTAATAAGAAAATCGTAGAAATATTCTAATGGTAGTTGTTTTTTTGTTCCTTCGTACTTTTGTGATAAGTCTTGATATACCTCATCTAACATACCCATCTTTAGACCTTTAATCAAGTCGCTAAATATATCAGCAAATAGTGCAAACATTTTTATGTCAACACCACTGTATCGTTCGTGAACTATATTTTCTAAGAGTTTAAGTAGTTTCATTACAGATAAATATATCTAAAATGTAGTTTGCCACTCTTTAAATTCTTTTCGGTCTTCTTTACTAATCCATAATTCATGACCTTCCAAAGAACTATGACTAACTTCTACCCAATTCGGTATTAATACTCGTTGATGGTTTTCCCATATATGATAGGTTAATTGTTCAATACTTTTTCTCAAATACTGAGCACTTTCAGGGAAATCTTCCATAACCATCTGTCTATAGACCCCCCATTCATATTTATGACTTTGGTCTTTAACAAATTTATTTCTTTCAGAATATCTTTCAATACTATCCATATCTTTATACATAAAAACAACTAAAACATCTTGTAAGTAATCTGTTATTCTATGTAAATGTCCCGATTGTGAAGGACCAAAAGATGAGTACTTATCGTTCATATGATTTTTATGAAATGTTCTTATACCATCTTCTTCATTATACCCATTTAAATCCCACGCATATTCACCTCTAACTTCAGGTAAATTAAAATCTTTAGATATTATTTTTGTCATTATCTTATTACCCGCACCATGAGGTCCAGTGACAATAACTTTATTGTATTTACTAATAACTGACTTTAAATCTTTATATTCCTTACTCATCTTTTTTTATGTTTTCTAAAATTATACCATTAATATTATCACCATATAAATTAGGGAACTCATGTTTTAAATCCTTTAACGGTATAACTAAACCTTCCCATTCTTCCTGTTCATGTATTTCATTAACCATAAAATTATAAAAGTCTATACTCTGTTTAGACCTAAAAACTTCTCTTATTATTTTTTGTATATGAGTAAACTCTTTATTACGTAAATCAACACCCGTAACGTTTTTAGCTCTACCCCATACAAATTTAACCCTTGAGTTTATATCCACCGTATGTGTTTCAACATTATCTTCAAACACATCTCTTAAATATATTTCTTTATTGCCCTTTATCTCAAAAGTATAGTATCTTTGGATGAAGTTAATTACGTTTTTCTCCATTAACATCCTCTTTTAAGATAGAACAATAATAGTAATCACCAGTGTCTTTAAACTTATTAAATAAAAACTTTCTTACCGAATCAGAATCATATTCTTTAAGTAAGGTAGACGCGTAAAGGTGTTTAGCACTATCCCACACATCATCTCTTTCAATATTATCAATAAGAATTTGTTTACTTAACATCGTTTAATTACTTAATGGAGCTTTAATAGTTGGTTTATAATTATAATTTATTAATTCATAGTTGAATTCACCACCTAATAAATTAACACCTTTAAAGTTAATATGTGGTAAATCGTAACCTTCTCTCTTAATCTGTTCTTTAGCCTGATTTAAATGATTTTGATATAAATGGACATCACCTAAATTACCTATTAATTGGTCTGGTATCATATGTACCTCTTTTGCAATTAACATAAGTAAAGTAGCATATGAAGAAATGTTAAATGGTAACCCTAAGAATGTGTCTACAGACCTTTGGTTCCACATTAATGATATAGCTCTCTTTGGTGTTGGTTCGTGTCTTTTATCATCAAAATCAGGTAGGTTTTTAGGGTCGAAATATCTTTCCATACCTGTCTCATAATTATTTTTGAACCAGTATTCATATCTCTCTTTATCAGTTAATAATCTAGTGTATATTTGAAACCCATAATGACATGGAGGTAAAGTCATTAAATCTAACTCCCCAACATTCCAAGCACTAACCATTAACCTTCTTGAGTCTGGATTCCTTTTAAGTTGTTCAAGTAAATTTTTAATTTGGTCAACACTTTTTTCGTTATAAACTTGTAACGTATCCCCTTCAAATACTTGCTCACCTTCTTGAAACCATCCTCTCCACTGAGCACCATATACAGGACCTAACTCACCCCATGTCTTTGCAAATTCATCATCGGTTTTGATTCGTTCAATAAACTCATCCATAGTATCAGGCCAATTACCTTTATACTCATTAGTTTTACTAATATAGTTTTTGAAAGCATCACCATTCCAAATGTTACATCCGTTGTCCACCAAGTACTTGATGTTGGTATCTCCTTTTAAGAACCACTTCAATTCAGTCATCATTGTTTTGACTGCCATCTTCTTTGTGGTAAGAAGAGGAAACCCTTCTTTCATATTATGTCTTATAGTATAACCAAAAATAGACTTAGTACCCGTACCAGTCCTATCTGATTTATCTACACCATGTTCTAAAATAGTAGATAGTAATTCGTTATATTGTTTATCAATACTATTCATTTTACTTATGAGTGTAAGTATTCAATAATAGTTGATTGTTGTGGTACTCTAATAATTGGAACACTCGGACCCGCAGGTTCTTGTTTTTGTCTAACTTCGTAATAGTTATTCCCATCATCTTTAATTGTTGTCACATTTGGATATTCAACAACATGAGTCTTTTCCATGTCAGGTTTATAAACCAAAGTATGTTTTTTTGTATTAAACGTTAATTTTATCATCTTATATTATTTTTTAGTATTTTTAAGGCATTAAAAAACCTTTCTCCTAAAATAGAAGAAAGGTTAGTATTTGTCAATATATTATTTAAATTAAGTTCCGATAACTAACTCGTCATAATTCAGTTTTTCCATACCTTTTAGCTCTTCCTCAGCCTCATCGTACATGAAAGATTTTACAACTGAAACAACACTCTGTTCTGATTGAGCAATTTTACTTTCCATCCAATCATCAAGTTGTTCACCTTCTTCCATTTGTTCCCACATTTTATATGCTAGTGTGGCTATTGTAAATAATTGTTGTTTTGCCATATAAGAACCATCATGAGAACCCTCTTTAATGTTTGACTTTAATTTACGTAATTGTGATTCAGTTATTATTATGTTTGACATATCCGTTGGTATTTTATTATAAATATAGTTATATTAGTAAAATTGTAGATTATTAATTAAAAAAGGTGAAGATTTCTCTCCACCTTTAGGGACCGACTTTGGCTATCGGACTACTCCACCATCTCATTTAATCTAATAAGAAAATCTATCTTTCCTTCACCTCTAAACCATTTCTTCAATGATTCCTATTACTTCACTAACTATAAGTATAATACAAGCGGTAATCAAGTTAAAAGGAATAAAACCGTAACCAATAATTCTAACACCTGATTTAATAAAACTTATAATTTTGTGCCACTTTTGATTTGGCATATGTTTAATATCATCAATCATCCATACCTAATTTACGTTCAAAATAATTTGCATCTTCAATAACCTCAGGGTTCTGTTTAATAGTTTGCATCGCAATCATATCTTTCATTCTTGTTGTTGACCATCCATGTGCTCTACTCGTGTAGATTACCTTTGGTGGTAAGTCATCACCCGTAAATGATTTACCAATATAATCTTCACCAAGAATTCTAATATCAGGTTCAAAGAATTTAATTAAATCATACAATTCTTCTTCAGTTTGATACACATAAACCTCATCAATATATTGAATTGCCATTAAGGTTCTATATCTTTCATATAATGGAACCACTGGTTTGTACTTGGATTTTCTATGTAACGATGGGTCTCTTTGTAAAAACACAATGAATTTATCACAATGTTTTCTTGCGTCTTCAAATGTGTAAATGTAACCCGGATGCATTAAATCAAAATTACCTGCTGTGAACCCTACAATTTCTTTTTTTTCACTCATAATTTAAAACTTTCTTTATAATGTTTATCTTTTTTTACCACTTCATTTAAAGTTAGTAGTTGTGAAATATGATAAGAACTATTATCTGTCATGTAAATAATAAATTGGTTTTCAATTTCTTCTATCTCATTAATTACCTTTATAGTTTTACTATCTCGTGGTATTACATAATCACCTACCTTAAACATTTTTAAGTTGTTTTAGTTTAATACCTAATAGGTCTAAAGTATTCTTATCCTTAACAGTTTTTTTAGCTTTTTTCTTAATCTCGTTGATTAAACCTTCAATATATTTAATCTCAGGATTAATTTCCTCAACAACCTTAACGGTCTTATCCATTTTAACCCCGTTTATCTTGTTTTTAAGGTACACAGATAATAATTCTATGAGTTTATATGAGAAGTAGAATCCAAGACAAATAAGACCTGTTTCTACTAGTTTTTCTGTCCCTACAAAATGAACACCTACTAACATAAAGATTAAAATAATAACCATTTTAATCATACTCCATAAATTATTAATTATTTTTACCATTTTTATTGTGTTTTAGATTTTTGAATTGCGTACTCGGCTAAACTAATTTTTTGAACGTTACCAATTACCATTGAAGACCTTAATAAATCATATGGTATGTGAAGAAGAAAATCATTACCGTTTGATGTGGTTAAATCCTCTTTAAGTTCCAAACAAGAATGAACCATTTTAAGATATATTTTAAACTGTATATCATCATCAAAACTTTTTTCTTGAAGGATTCCAAACTTTGGGTGTTCTATTTTAATTGTCTTCATCATATACCTTTAGTCTTCATTAAAATTAATACCATATTTTTCATTCATAGTTTTTCTAAAGTCTTCACTAACTTTTTTCAAACCTTCATTGATTCCGTTTACACATAAATCACTATATGATTCTACTATATTCATGACAGAAACTTGTTCCATAGGTAAACATTTACTGTCCTCAGTAAAAATTACAGTGTCTTCACCAAATGATTCAATAGATTCAATAATGTGTGTTGAACCGATTTTATTATCTTTTATTTTATCTCCTTTTTTCATATTACAAATATAATTAAATTTTTTGATTTAAACTAATATTATGTTTAAAAGTCTTCGTTAGTTAATGTTTTCATTTCCGTATTATTTGGTGGAGTTACAGATTCGGGTGTTGAACTAAAAACTAATGTTTTTAATAAGAACACAACTAAGATAATTCCAACTATCCAACCGCCAACCCTACCTGACGCGGCAAAGATATTTCCAATACCTTTTAGTAATTGTGAACCAAATGTTAAAACGAAACCGATAATGACTAATGTGATAATTCCTTCCATAATTTTATTTTTTTATTTATACAAATATAGTGAATAATATTCACTTACACAAATTATTGAGCATAAAAAAAACCTCAGTCGGTTAGAACTGAGGTTAAGGAAGATATATAATAGAGTATAGAACGCTGAGATTACACGTTTATGGTGACTTGTCTTTAGTGAGATTACCCTATATCGGTTGCTCATGTATCCACTCTCGTTGCCGAAAGTATCAAGTCAGTGTCGGTTATTTGAGTGAACCACTCTTTTCGTTAACAACTACTCAACTACTACTTTACTCTGTCAAACCTTGCGAGTTCACTAAGGGACGGCCATCCCACCAGGTATTTGATAATTGACATCAGGAGACTTGCGGTCTACCGATGACTTCGTTAGTCTATTGACTCGAAGTGTTAGACACCTTTCGTTGTCAACGCCCGAAGAACTTTTGCTCTCTTTTAGTTTTAGTAAAAGTAACGATGGAAATGAGAAAGATGTGCTTCGGGAGAAGTTTCGTTTCTTTTGAAAACAAAATGCTTCACACCTCTCTGTAAGTCTGTCAACTTACGGTACTTCAGGAATACGTTAACTTATCGTATCGGAATTCCTTTGTACTGGTACTCAGCCCTACAACACCTGACAGGGTGTGTCGAACCGTCACCTGTAGCTTTTCCTATTGATATCACTATCTCAACTCTGATATTCCACGGACTCAGAGTGGTCTCGTCCCTTTAGCAGTTGCCCTTAGGGTCTTGACCGTAGCCACTTTGTTTAGTTGTCAGAGTAAACTCTGCGAATATTCACGATGTACTATTCTCGTTTCAATCCCTTTAGTCCCATTGCTGGGGTTATCTAACGACGCTAAACCGCCGTCAAATGTCATACTTAACCGTTTAAGAAAAAGGGGTTAATCTTTTGTATTCCTTTCACAAACTGTGATGGTTAAGGTGACACTTACTAATATTTTCAAAGAACGTCTTCAGTACTCTTACTGAATTGTTTTACAAAACTACAACAAATTTTTTAATCTGTCAAACTTTTTTTTAAAAACTTTCTGATTTTCTGTTGGGTAAGATATAAATACTCCAATAAATCTCAAAAGTTATACAAATATACAAAAAAATTACTCTCAGACAAGCCCTTTAAGGGTTTTTTTGTGTTTTGTATTAAAATTATTGGATATTTACCCTATAATTACTCCATTAGAATCAAAATACTTATCTAAAGCACTTAATCTATCGTCCGCGTCTACTAACATTACTAACGCCTCTTCAGCGTTTTTATAGAAGTCCCCTGTTGAGTGGTCTCCGATTCCTACTGCTTTACTACCAAGTAGTTCAAGTGATAATAATGCCTTTGCTTTATCTGCCTGTGCAGATGTTTTTAACATATTTACTAATTTGTTCATTTTAAAATTATTTTTATAAGTTTATTAAATTGTTTTGTCATTGGTTCGGGTAATTCATCTTTACCAAAATACCCACATTCCGTGTGTTCGTCCCCATCATAAGCGTTTTCTAAATCAGGAAACATCTCTTCTTCAACATCCATAAGGTAGGTATAAAACATACCTTTAACTTTACTTCCGTCTCTGTTATACCTTTTTATTACCGCGGCAAACTCTATGTCTCCTAACACAGGTAAATCAGTCTCTTCTATAAACTCTCTAATCGCAGCGTCTTTAGTTGGCTCATCTTCTTCCACACTACCTGCGGGACATGACCAAAAACCTGGTAGAGTTGTTTGTGAGTTTCTTTTACAAAGTAACACCTTATTATCACATCTTACGATTATTCCTGCGTATTTTTTCATTATTAGTTTTATTGGATATTTATTAGTATGAAAGTAATCATAGAAAATAATATTTTAAAAGTCAAAGTTTCTTCCACTAAAAAATCCATAACTGATGGAATGATGGGAAAAAGATTTGATGAGTCCTTTGATGGTATGTTATTTTTTATGCCTGAACGTACCGAACAAAGTTTTTGGATGTATAATTGTATTATACCATTAGACATTATTTTCATAGATGGAACAACAATAACTAAAATTCATTCTAACTGTCAACCATGTAATGATAAGAAAAATTGTGAATCATATCAAGGATTTGGTGATACAGTTTTAGAGGTCTTTGGTGGTTTTTGTGAAGAACAAGGCATAAAAAAAGGAGACATCGTCTCCTTATCTTTATTTTAAAGTTGTCTTAATTGTTTTAAGCTATATCAAATTTTTGTAATTCTTCAATTGAGTGTTCTCTAGCTCTTCTCTTAGGACTTCCTGAATTAACATCAGCAAAATATAATGTAGACTCTTTAGGGTTACTAAACTCAGGTACACCTTTACTAATTAAGAATTTTACAGCAACTTCGGCAGCTGTTTTATCATCTAACATCTTATCAGGGTCACTAACGATATCAATACCAACTTTATTTCCATATTTTTGATAATTAGCTTTACCCGTTAATTGGTTATAACCTCTACCAACGTATTTTGAACCATCATTTTTATTATTATTACCAATTCTACCATTATATACTAAATTAAAAAACTTATCATAGTCTCTCTTTAAATCATTTAATTCTGAATCAGACATCTTTCTAGTTTTTGAAAATATTTTATTAATTCTACGATTAGATGTATTATGATAACCTCTTTCTTTTTTATTAATAAAATGAGTTTCTTTACCTATTACCGCTAACATACCAATTTGTGCGACTGGGTCTGTAATACCGTTCTCAATCATAGTATCAATTAATCTTTGTATTCCTTTAGATGCTTTACCTGAGTACGTATGAGTTATCTTACCATCTAATGTAGTAAACTCCTTACTTGAATATGTATATTTTTCTATATCCTTATCTTCTATATTTTCATTTTTTAATTTATTATACATTAAATCTTTAGTTCCTGTAGAAAAAATCCCGTTTTCCTCTAATTTGTTGTCTCTCTTAAATTTATTTAACGCTCTTTCTGTTTCGGGTCCGAATAACCCATCGACACCATACACCGGTAATTCATAACCTAATAAAGATAATCCAATCTGAAATGACTCAACATCTTGTTTAAATCTCATATTTTTACGGTCACTTCTTTCGATGTCACCTTCAATATTGTTAATATTAACTAATAATTGATTACTATCAGCATCGACTAATTCAGCCTTGTCTGCTTGTTCATTTAATCCTTTTGATTCATTTATTTTTTCTTTAAGTTTTCTTACGAACTCTTTTTGAATCATCTTAACAAACTTAACATATGGTGAATCACCTCTATCTTTACTATACTTGTACTTACCTTCAGGTTTTCTCTTACCTCTTCCGAAGTAATTTAACGCAGATATGTTTGTAATACATTTGTGTCCACCTGAGTTAGCTTGAATCATTTCCCATGCCGGTACACCTAACTTATCTAATATAGCCCACTCATCTTCAGTTAACTTAGTAGATGGTTTGTCCATAATATCTTTTAATTTTTCCATATAGTCATCACCCCCATCCATTGAACGAACCTTATCACCATAAAAGGCTTCTAAATCCGCATTAGTGAAACCAACTGACTCATCTCCAAATTGTTTATTACCTTCTGATATCCATTTGATAGTAGATAAAGGAATTATCTTTTCTCTTAATTGACTCTCCCATTTACTTAATACTTCTTGAGCTATATCACCTAAGTTAACACCTTTCAATTCTCTCTCACCTTTAAATGGGTTACATGACGCTTGTACTAACCCCATTGGCCAAGCGATTACTATAAAGTCAGCTTCAGGATTATTTTTAAATGGAGTATAACGGTCATAAGAACCTGGTTTAAACATTGAACCTCCTCCGTATTGTACTATAATTCCGTCATCAACATAAACTTTATCACTATCTTTTTGTTTCTGTACATAATCTTTTTGATTTAAAGCCATCTCTTCAGGTAACGCATACCCCTTTTCAGCAGCTAATCTATTAATGTTTTGAAATATGTTTAATAGTGATGGTTGAGATGTCATTACTAAATCTTCCATAAAACCTGGTTTATTCTTATAAGCTAACATAAGTTTGTTAGTTGCTAAACCTAAGGCCATTTTATTTTTCTGTAATGACTTATCTTTTTGTAATTTAAATACAAAATTCATTATATCTTGTGGTTCTAACCCATACTTAGCAAAATCTGCAGAATCGACTGTAGATATTAATCTAATATCATCGGCAGTAAAGATATCACTTGGTGACATTATTTGAGATAAAGTCTCAACATTTGAACGTGACGACCTGAATGATGTTGATGTGTCGCCTTCCACACCTGTTTGACTATCATGATGGTCTGTATGTACAACAAACATCGGCTTTCCATGTGCGAAATCAACTAAAACCGGCATCGTATCACCTTTAGCATCTTGTTTCTTTACCGCAAATTCCTTATCACCGTATTGTATTATTTCAGAATCAACAACTTTAATTCCATTATTCTCTAAATAATTTTTCATAGCTAAGGCAGTCGTAACACCGTCTAAATCTTGATGAAAATATATTTTAGCTTTCTCATATCTCTTAGATAAATCGTTGATATTTCTTAATCCTGATTCTTTAATTAATTTTTTCATGATATAAACATATTTTTTTCTTTTGTTCTTCTATTCTTAAGACCATCATTCGAGGACTTATATGATAAAATACTTTCTGCCGCTTTTTTATTTTGACCAGATTTAACATATTGTATAAATCTTGACATTCTAACTGAATCACATCCAGTATTAAAAACTAATGATATTAACGAATCAAATTGTCCTTGAGTTAACATATACGTTTTTAATCCTTTATCTTTCCATTCCCCTAAAAATCTTCTAACGCAGTCGGCAGCCTCCGAAGCATCTTTATAAAGTAACTCTAACGCAGTTTTTTTATCTATCACTAAACCACGTTTTACATCACTACCAGTGTGTCCATAACCGATAGTTAAAACTCCACTTGTGTCTTTATAAGCCTTTAATACTGGCGCCTTTATGTTACCAATTGGTTTTTTGGGGTCACCTTCTTCAAATTTAATATGGTCCCAAAAGTTTTGACTGGCCTTCATTATCGTACCATCTTTTTTGTCAGAGTCACTTTCAATTAAATACATTTTACGTATTTGAGACTCTTCCGATTCATTTATAAATAACTTTGACATAAAAACTTTTATTAATAAATATCTATAATAACAAAAAACCCCTCACTTTGTAGGGGTTTCACTCATTAATGATATTGAACATGCGATGATATTATCAAACCACACTTTTTTAGGGTTACTTAGACTTCCTTTTTTAAATGTTTTTACATGACCATCAGTTGTTACTATAGTGATTGAGTCGTGGTTCTTAATACTAATTTCTCGTATGTTCATCTAAAACTAACTTCAACTGTTTTTGTTCAGTTTGATACTCTTTTAGTCTTTCTCTGGCAACTTCACAGTAATTTTTACTGATATCCATACCAATCCAAGGTCTACCTAACATTTCCGCAGCTAAACAAGTAGTCCCACTTCCGTTGAATGGGTCCATAACTACATCTTCTTTATATGAAAGAATTTTAATCGCCCTATATGGTATATCCAATGAAAATGTCGCCTTTGTTTTTTGTCTTGTATCCGCAAAATAATTCCACTGACCAAAGACTAAAGACATAAAATCTTTTTTATCTTTATCCTCATAGACTAACTTCTTTCTAAACTCACCTTCAATTTTTTCATTAGGAACCATTTGAAACTCACCTTTCCATTGAGGGGTTCCTTTAATATCTTTCTTATGTTTTTTCTTATAAGCAAGAATCACACACTCCTTAGGATTATAGATATATGGTGAAGACGGGCTCATCCAACTACCCCAAGCAGTTGTTTTTGAACGATGTGGGGAATCTTCTTCTAAATCTACAATACCAAAGAAACCAAACCCAATCTCTTTCATTATCATCCAAAATTCAGCAGAAAAATATATTCTACCACCTTTTTTTTGTCTGTTAATTTCGTAAGGAATGTTTAGTGCTATACGACCATCGTCTTTAAGTACTCGATAAGTCTCTCTTAACCATTCTCTTGTAAATTTCCAGTACTCGGCTATTTCTTTATCATCATCCCAACTATCATAATCAATACCAACACCATAAGGTGGACTAGTAACAACTAAGTCTACAGTTTTTTCGGACATCTCCGACATAAGTTTACGGCCATCACCGCAATAAATTTTATTCTTCTCCATTTTGTTCAATTGTTTTAATTCTTCTATCTAAATAAAATAACGCTTTTTTTAAATCTTGTACAGGTGGGTTGTCATCTTTTTTTCCACTTCTAACTATATACTTTAATACGTTAAATAGATATGCATCTTCATCTAACCCTGTAGCTTCTGCTATTTTTATAACCTCATATGGGTTATCTTCACCACCATAATGGTCAGGGTGTGATACTAATTCTTTACTCATTACCTTTAGCTTTTAAAACATAATAGTCATCAGCGTGTTTACTAACCTCTATTAAGTCTCTATTAATTAATTGTTTTAAAATTATTCTAGTTTTTTCTGTAGACTCACATAAAATATAATCCGATATGTAATTGATATGAATAGGTACCCTAAGTTTACCTGTTAACATATTCATACGTTCTGTTGGTATTTCAAATTTTTCACTCATAGTATTATCATTTAATTATTAATTTTCCATTTATTGTAAGGTATCATACTATAAGGATGTCTTTCAAAAAAACTTTCATGAATAAAAGTATACTCATTTTCTTGTTTTTTATCAAGATACGCACCCCAAAATGATAACGTTGAATTTGATAATATGTGTTTATCACACATACTCATCATATGAACCGCAATATACGGGTCTTCATCAATATAAACAAACTTTTCCTTAGGAAACCCTAATTTGTTTACGAAATTTTTGGCAGATTCTAAATTATCTGAAAACACAAGTACTTTATGTCCCTCACTCTCATTATTTAAAATTTTAATAACCCATTCTTCAGGTATTAATTTTATATCAAAAAAATTATCTTGTCTACCTCCACCCATTCTTAGATGTAAGGATATACTATTTTTAAATAAACTACCATAATTGTATTCAATATAATTTGTTATATTTTCATCAGGTTCGAATATTTCTAAAATATAATCCCTCTCGTGATGCCAATACAATTTATTAAAAAAGTAACCCTGAAATAGGTAAGGTGGTTTTACTTTTTGTTTTAAATCGTAGTACACTCCACCTTCACCAGTATCTATATCCCACCCTAAACTTTGGTCAAACCACCATTCAAAGGCATTAGGTCTACTATCGAACCACGGTAATTTAGGGTAAACATCACCAAATGATATATGTGGGTCTTTTAATATGTGTCCACCCCATGGGTCAAAATGTATATTTCTACCATTTCGATTAAGATGTTTATTAAATTTAGAACTCTCTGATTGATGTGTAGTCCAATAACCAACAATTGGGTCATAACCCATTTCTTTAGCGTAGACCATTAAGGTTGCTGTCTGAAACATCATATTACCCAAACCACCCGCTAAAAGAACTGATACAGTTTTATCTGTAATATTAACGTCTATAGGGTTTTGAAGTTTCATTAGTTTTGAGGTTTTTTTATTAAGACCCATTTATGTTCAGAATTTAGTTCAACACTTAGAACAAATTCTTGATTCCACATTTCAGGTTCTATTAATGATAAGAAATATTTTCCATCATCTCCATAATAAAGATAATAAATATGACCTATTATCGGCTCAAAAGAAAATTTAGACTCATACACTATTTGATTTAATTTAACTTCATCAACTAAATTATTATATTCATCTACTAATTCTTGGTATTTTTTATTGAATTTTTTCTGTATCTTTTGTACATTCCTTTGTTTGTAGGATGAAATATCTTCTATTTTAATAACGGGCGCCGATACGCTACTCCCATAAGGTAATATATTTGCGTTATATTTTTGAGTTTCTTCGTCCCATACAATATGGTCAGGTTTTTTAAGTTTAATGTTACTCATCTTAGGACTTTAATTCTTGAATTTTAATTGTTTGAAAAATATAGTTCATAACCTTTCTCTTAGCTATAGATAAAATAGAACCTTCTAACGGAAATTTTTCTTCATACCTAACCCTAAAAATAGGATATGAATCTTCTATCTGTTTTAAAAACTTTTCTGATTTTTTTTCATTGAAAATAATAGCTTTACTTCTAATTAAATTAATTAGACTTTTTTTATCGGTTACGTCTATCACGTCACCTTTATAAATTAAATCTACTTTACATTTATTTTCATTAGTTGTTTTAGTGTAGGTATTAATTCTATATTGATAAACATGTAATAACTCATCATACACAATATAAAAAAACCCTATACCTGGTTTAGTATTTGTTTTTTTAAGGTCATTAAAGACAATTCGTATTGAAACATTATCATATAGTAATGTCCATATAGACTTACCTATTAAAAATAAATCCGTTAATCTACTCTGAGAAAACTTTATAATCTTTGATATTTCTTCTTTAGTTTCTTTACTATGTCTTAAATTATTATACACCAAGTCGTCTAATAATATTTCATCATCAATATCGTCTGGTTCCCTATTAAGTGTAATATATCTAGAACGGTCCTTAATTGAACCAACGTTAGCTAAATGTAACGACAATTCTTGGAAGGATGGGTATAACTTAAATTCATCAAAGTCCTTATCAACTTTGGTAATATAGTCCATTAGAACATATTGTTTATGCTCTAAATCTATAGGTTCTTGTAAAATCCAATTGGTATCTAATCTCATATTCTCTTTAGTCTTCCTTTTTCCCAAACACTGTGGTTGGGCCCAAGCCTGTACCTAAAATAAGGCGAAGTATTGGCTCTGTAAAGACTAACGAGTCCAGCATCTTTCATTGAACTGAACATTGTTGAGAGATATCCTGAAAATACTACGTCTTCAGGGTCTTTTTCTAAGACATTAATTAAGAAATCTCTCTTACTGGCTGGTTCCCCTTCATTTGTTTTTTGAGTTATATAATTTAAAAATTTAATGTAAGCATTATCAGGATTTCTACTTTCAAAACGGTAATTTGAATGTGAGTTTACAGGGTTCCAAAACTTAAAACCTTCTTGATTACCCACACTTAACTCTTCATGTAATTCTTCAATAAAGAAATTAAATATATCTCTAATAACTTTATAATTAGTATGTATAGTATTTTGACTTAATAAATGTGCTAAATCATATGGGTCCGATTTAGACTCAAGATATTCTACCATTTCATATAGAGGTCTCCTATCATAAACATAATTTGGAGTACTGTTTCTTAATTCCCTAAATTCTATTTCCTCATCGTTATCACTTACTTTAATCATAATACGTTTTTCACCATACCAACCGACTACAAGTGGTCTCGTACCTTTATCATCACCAATTATATTAACTAACTTATCGTATAAAACATATTTTCTAATTTTACTAAAATTAAACTTATTTTCTCTAATAAGTTTAATTAACATAATCTCTAAACTTTTAGATTCATCAACTTTATGATTTTCTTCAATATCTTTTTCAATCGAATTGAAAGCTGAATTTGTTTTTAAAAAACCTAACAGATTAGAATTAAAATTATCTTTAGCATCAAAAAGTGAGTACCTATCCTCAGCTACATTATAATGAATGGCGATTTTATAATAATCATTATCTTTATTTAAATTTTTAAATATAAAATAATACAAAGGACCTCTATCATTATAGGCTCTAAATGCGTTACCACCAGATGTGGCTGACGTACACCATTTGGTACCCTGACCATAATAACATGATGATTTTTGAGTAAGTGGTTTAACTATTAAAACTTCAGAGTCCTCATATATCTTTGAGGTGCCCGATTCTACTTTAGTTTTTTCTTCACTTTTTGTGTCACCGTAAACTTCTAACGCATCGATAAGGTCATGAAGGTTTTTATATTGATTAATATCTTTGTATTGTAAGTTTTTCCTTACTCTATCAAATTTTTCAATCCAATTAATTACACTATCTAAAGAAATAATTGTATTACCAAAGTCATCAAAATTTCTTTTAAGTACCCAATTTACATATTTATAATTTGTTTTCTTATTGAATTCATGGTCTAAGAACTCCTCTATTGTTTTGCGTAACTCAGGGTTCTCATCAAAACGATTGAGTATATCTTCTCTTCTACCTTCTATTAAATTTAATAACTTCATTATTCTGTTCTAAAAACGTGAAACCAAGTATCACCTATCATTACTTCATTATCTAACCCATCGTAACTACTAAGAGAATTACCCACACCATCGCTATCAATTGCTGACTCAAATAACGCATCTTTATCGACATAGTCACTTATATCTAAACCATAATCGGTCATACTAGCCATCATATCATACATGACATCATTAACTCTACTATTTACCATATCTTCAATTTGTTCCTCTGTCGGTTCACCTTCAGGGTCAGATTCAATATATGTTATTTCATCATCTATTTCATTCCATCTATCTTCAGCTAATTCTACCTCATCTTCATTATATACGTCATCTACATTTCTAGTTATCTCATCTAACTCTTCTGCCTCTTCTTTTAATTTGGCTACTTGAGATTCTTGTTCGTCTGATAGTGGTAATTCGTCTGTATCAAAATATGATTCATAATTATTATTTACATCATCTTCAAACATATCATAAAAATAATCTCTAACTTCCTGCTCATCAATATGACTTTCAATAAACGAGCTACTCCATCCGTCAGCCCCTTGGTCATCCCATAGTCCTTCCATATATTCTTTAGCCGCTTGCCATACTTCATCCCACGTACCAACAGCAAAGGTTATTCCAGTATCATCATCACCTACCCATTCAAATGTTGGTAAATCATAATGATTATACTGTGACGGGATTAAATCATATATAGACTCACCTTCTTCTTCTAAAACAGATACGCCGTACTCATCAACCATAACTTCAAATACCGCATTAGCCTCCAGCGCTTGTTGGTCAGGTTCGTTTTCTAAATTCCATGAATCCTCTTCTTTTCTTTCATCCGCATCAGCCCTTAACTGAGCAATTCTACGTCTTTCAGCCACTCTTCTTAATCTTTCTCTTTCAAGTCTAGCCGCCTCTTTATCTTTAAAGATATTAATCTCTCTTTGGTAGTTAGTATTAATGTATTTATCAATCGCGTTTTGAATTTCATCATATTCTGGAGTACCTAATATCCACCCATCTTTAAAAGATTTATCAGGTGCATCATAGAATGTTTTATCTCCATCATATTTTTGTAATAAAGCCACTTTATAATATTTGTCATTACTTTTTGCTTTTTTATCTAAGATATAGAAAAGTTTACCATCTACATTGTAGTTATCGAAATGTGAAGAACCATTCATAGAGGCAGTACACCACTTAGTACCAGCACCATAATAACAACTCGCCTTATGTGTTTGAGGAGTTACAACCGTAAATCGGTCATCTTCATAAACAACATCAGCACCATCAACAGATTTAACTGTACGTCTAACTTTATTCTCATGATTATTAATAGCAGTTATTATCTCATCTAAAGTTTTAAATTGATTAATATCTTTTTGTTGTAGAGCTTGTTGGTACTTAATAAATTTCTCAACTACTTTTTCAGCTTTACTTAAATTCTCATCAAAATTTTCTGTAGGTATAACTTTACCTAAAAATGTAAGGAATTTTTGATTAGGGGCTAATTGTCTAGATAGGGTAAAAACTTTTTTAAGTTGTTCGTCAGAAAACTTGTCTCTAAACATTCTTAAAAAATCATCCTTCCTACTTTCTAATAAAACTTGACTAAGATTCATAATATTGTACTTTTATCATAAATATAAATAAAAACCGATTATTACACTAATTCATGGTTACTTATATTTATTATTATAAACTTTACTAAAAAAATATCAACTATGGGATGCGGATGTAAAAACAAAAACAAAAACCAAACAAAACAAAGTTCACAAACTGTTAAAAGTACAAACACTCAAACTGTTAAAGAAGCCATCAAAAAGACGGTTGAAAAGTATTACGATAAGAAGTAATTAAACAAAATAAGGGATTGGGGTAAATAGGTGAGGTAAAACTCACCTTTTTTTATATTTATATGTAAATAACGTGTTATGAAAGAAAAAATTATCAATATACTATCGGGAGGTTCAGGTGAGGTTGAAGACTTTATCAACCGTTATCTCAATGGAGATAAGGATAGTTTTTTTGATTTGTTAGAAAGGTTTGGGTTACTTCAAAACTCCGACACATACGAAAGTGTTATTGAAATGTTTCCAATGACTTATCTAAGAAAGAGTTATATTGATGACCGTAAAAAAACTATCGATAACATTGTTTCCACTTATAGTGATATAACTAAGAAAGGTGATAAATATTTTTTAACTCTTGGTGAAAGGTCAGACTTAAGTATTTTTTTTAAATCAGATGACGGTAATCGTGAAATGTCATCATCGGAAATGGTTAAAAATATTTTAGGTGAAGATGATTGGTTCGAACCATTTAGCGATGTTACTCAAAATTTGTATACCGATGTTATTGAAGAGTTAAATGAAAAAAATAAATTCTTACTTGCCAAATCAATATCTGAAGAATTATCAGGAACTCAAATTTCACCCGAAACTGAGTTATTAGAAAATATGGCTAAAGACCAAGGTCACCCCGATTATGTTGATGTTAAAGACCCTATGTTAGTAATGGATATTTTAGAAGAAGATGAAACATCTACTAAAGTTTTATTAGATGAAGCTTCTGAAGTTTCAAGTAATTTATATTCACTTCACCATAACTCATATAATACAGCATATACCGATGAAAAGTATAATGAAATAATGAGTGAAGTTAGAAGTTTATTGGAGATAGATAATAGTGGTGATTGGGAATCTAAGACCATAAAGAATAGTAAAGGTGAGGAGAAAACTATATATAACTACATCATTGAAGTTACCAAATTCATACCTTTTTTATTTAGTTCAATTTTTAATGATGACTATCAATTAGATGATTATAGAAATGCATTTGACTATTATGGTGACTTTGAAGACCTCACTAAAGAAATGATTACTGAGGAAGTAATTGAAGGTGCATCAATGAGTAGAAGTTATTATGATTATGCCGACCATACTTTAGTTAAAAAGTATTTAAATGATATGATTATTGATTACGTTTAAACTTTCCCTCTAACTCAGTTAGTTCACCATCTTTATCCTTTAAGATTAATTCTTGTTCCTTAATTGCTTCAAATAATACTGAGATTAATTGTTCATAACTAACTTTATAACCTCTTTCTTCTGAACCACCAATTAATTCAGGTAAAACTTCTTTTACCTCTTGAGCAATAACTCCAATATCTTTTCTACCACCATCAAGTAAAACGGTACCATCGAGATTTTCTTCTTTCCATATAAATTCAACACCACGTAGATTTAAAACTTTCTGTAAAGGTGTATCAATTTTTTTAATATTTTCCTTTAATCTTTTATCGGAAAAAGAACCCGCCGGACCTTGGGCTCCTGCCGGTCCTTGAGTTCCTTGAATACCTTGTGAGCCTTGACTTGAAGTTCGTCCTTTTAAACCTTTTTCTCCGGTTCTACCTTTAATCCCTTTAAGTCCTTTTGGTCCTTTTTGTCCTGCTGGCCCTGTTGGTCCGCCAGAACCTGTAGGTCCTTTTGGACCTTGCGGACCTTGTGGTCCATCTTTACCAAGTACACCTTTTGGACCTTTAGGTCCTTTATAACCTTTATGTCCTTTTAGGCCTTTTGGTCCTTTAGCTCCTTTAGGACCTTTAGGTCCTTTAAGACCTTTTTCAGTACTTGCCGGTCCTTGTGGTCCTGTATCACCTACGTCTCCTGACCCTTGAGATAATCTTGGTCCTTTTAAACCTTGGGGTCCTTGCGGTCCTCTAGGACCTTTGTAACCTTTTGGACCTTTAAATCCTTTTTCCCCTGTATTCCCCTTATGACCTTTAGGTCCTTTGGGTCCTTGTCCACCTTTGAACCCTTTAGGTCCTTTTGGTCCTTGACTACCTACATTTCCTCTTGGTCCCTTTTCTGAACTTGCCGGACCTTCTTTACCTGTCGGACCTGTCGCCCCTCCAGAGGCTTTGGGTCCTTGTGGACCTGTAGGCCCTTGCGGTCCTCGTGGTCCTTGGGGTCCTCGTGGTCCTGGCTCATTACCATCAGCACCTACAGCCCCTTTAGGTCCTTGTGGACCTTGTCCAGGTTGATAACCTGTAGGTCCTTGTGGACCTTGTCCACCTCTCGGACCTTTAATACCTTTATTACCTTTATCCGTACTTGCCGGACCTTGTGGTCCTGTAGGTCCATTAAGACCTTGACTAGCTTTAGGTCCTTGTGGTCCTTGTGAACCCTGAGGCCCTCTTGGACCCTTATTACCTTCTGGTCCCCTAACAGAACTTGCCGGTCCTTGTGGACCTTGTTGACCCGTTGCCGCTCTCGGCCCTTTGTAACCCTTAATACCTTTATCTGATGTTTGTGATTTAAGACCACCTTTTAAACCTTTATTACCTTTATCAGTACTTGATGGACCTGTCGGTCCTTGTGGACCTGTATCACCACCAGAACCTTGTGTTGCCTTAGGCCCTTGTGGTCCTAAATCACCTTTAATACCTTTATTACCTTGTGGACCTCTATCTGTACTTGCCGGACCTTGTGGTCCTGTAGGTCCATTAGTACCTTGACTAGCTTTAGAACCTTGTGGTCCTTGCGAGCCTTGGCTTTGTCGTGGACCTATAGCTCCTTTTGGTCCTGCAGTATTACCTGCCGGTCCTTTGGGTCCTGTTGGTCCTTGAATACCTGTACCTGACGCACTACCTTGGGGACCTCGGTTACCATCATTACCTTGTGGTCCTTTTGGTCCTATTGGACCTCTATCAGTACTTGCAGGTCCTTTTGGTCCTGTAGGACCTGTTGCCCCATTAGATGCTTTAGGTCCTTGTGACCCTTGTGTACCTCTCCCTGTCTGTAAACCTTTTGGTCCTTTATAACCTTTTAAACCTTTATCTGTTGAAGATGGTCCCTTATCACCTTGTGTGGTATTTTTAGTACCTTTTGGTCCTGTAGGACCGGTGGGGCCATTTGGTCCTTTAGTACCTTTATAACCTTTTTGCCCTTTAATACCTTTATCAGTACTTGATGGACCTGTCGGTCCTTGTCCACCGGTAGTTCCCTTTGGTCCTGTCGGACCTTGAGGTCCTTGTCCACCTTGATTACCTCTAGGACCTTTTGGTCCTTGTGTTCCTTTATCAGTATTAGTTGGACCTGTTGGTCCTTGTGGACCTTTAAGTCCTTTATCGGCATTATTAGGTCCTGTTGGTCCGTTGGGTCCTGTTGGTCCCGTTATACTATTTCCAATAGTTCCTCTCGGTCCATCTGTACCTTTCGGTCCTTTGATACCTTTGATACCTTTATTACCTTTATTTGTGGACGTACCACTCGGACCTTTTTCAGCTGTTGGACCTGTTGGTCCTTGTGTTCCTCTCGCCCCTTTAGGTGAAGTACCAATTGTACCTCTCGGTCCTTGAAAACCTTTAGGTCCCTTATCACCTGTAGGTCCTTGTAGTCCTTTATCTGTATTTGTTGGTCCAATATCTCCACCAACGGCAACATCACCTATAAGTCCCTTTTCATTATTACCTTGAGGTCCCTGAGGCCCTTGTGGTCCTCTTAACCCTTTAGTACCTTCTGGTCCTTTTAAACCTTTGTCAGAACTTGCAGGTCCAATTGGTCCTTGTGGACCTGTAGGTCCTTGTGACCCTGAACTAGTTGATGATTGTGGTCCGATTAATCCTTTAATACCTTTGATACCAATTAATCCCTTTAACCCTTTCGTACCTTTATCAGTACTTGCCGGTCCTTGAGGTCCGTTATCTCCACCAGAACCTGTAGGTCCTTTTAGTGAATCACCCTGCAACCCTCTATCTCCATCAAATCCTTTTGGTCCTGTCGGTCCTTGTGGACCTATTGGTCCTTTAACGGCTGCTGGTCCACCTGGACCTGTTGGACCTTGTGGTCCGATAAATCCTTTTTCACCTTGTGTACCTATTACACCTCTACCTTGTTTAGGTCCTTTAATACCCTTGATACCTTTAATACCCTTGATACCTTTATCACCTTTGTCTGTAGATTGTGGACCTCTTGGTCCTAAATCACCATCAGGTCCTTGTACACCTACAATACCATCAGGACCTTGCGGACCTTGTGGTCCTGTAAGACCTTTTATACCTTTGTTACCAATAGGTCCTTTATCAGCGGTAGGTCCTGTTGGTCCTTGTGGTCCATTATCCCCATCTGTCGACCTAACACCTTTATCACCTTGTGGACCTTGATTTCCAAGAATACCTTTTTGTCCCTTTACACCTTTTATACCTTTTGGTCCTTTTTGACCTTTATCTGATGATGTCGGCCCTTTTAAACCTGTTGGCCCTTGAGGTGAATCACCACCTATACTACCTTTTGGTCCTTGTTCAGGTTTTAGACCCTTATTTCCTTTAACACCTTTAAGACCTGTCGGACCTTTAGTTCCTTTATCTGAAGATGTTAACCCTTTTAGACCTGTTGGTCCTTTAAGACCTTTTGTTGAGTCTGACGGCTTTAACCCTTTTAACCCTTTAGGTCCAACAATACCTTTCTCACCTTGTGGTCCTCGGTTACCTTTATCCCCTTTGACTGAAAGCTCACCTTTGATTCCTTTTTCTCCGTCAGAACCAATACCACCTTTGATACCGAAGTCACCTTTATCACCTGTAGGTCCAACGATTCCCTGAATACCTTTATTACCTTTTAAACCTTTATCACCGTCAACACCTTGTAGTCCTTTGAGACCTTTTTGACCTTTAAGACCTTCTGTCTGCCCAACCCAATGACCTCCAGAGTCAACTACCATCATACTACCAACATAAAGTTCACTATTAATAACATTAACCTCACCTGGTAATGATAATGGAGTAGCACTATCAGATATTTTAAAAATATTTGTAGAAGACTTAAATACTAAATCACCTGTAGTATCTATTTCAATAGTATAATCAACACCTGTACCACTAAAAATTATATGTGGATTGGTGTTTAATGTACTTCCCGTAGGATATATTATAATATTAGCCATTAATCTATTTGTGTTCTTAACCAGTTTATTTGTTCCTCTATGTCTTCAATAAATACTTGTTGACTTTTAATCGCTTCAATAATTAATGCATTTAATTTATAATACTTAATAGCTAAATAACCATCATCCCTTCTATAAACTACTTCAGGATATAATAAGTTTATTTCTTGTGCTATCATACCAATTGAATGTAATTTTTGTCTTTCCTTTAAGAAGTCATATCCTGTATAATTTTCATTCCAATCATATTCCGTAACATTAATTTTTAGTAACTTATTCAAAGAGTCACTTAATGTTTTAGTACCATGTTTAAGTCTACTATCAGAAGCCCTACAATCGGCACAAGCATATATTTCACAAGCATTTACTACTGATTTAGGTGGTGGTGTAATTACCCATGAAAATAAAACTCCACCTAAGTTGACCGCGTCCCATATAGTTATAAAATCTGTAGATAGATTTCTCATACATGGTAATCCCTCAAATTCTCTACAATCTTTACAATCTGGGTCAGTATAGAGGATATCACCCTGAGCTAATGGTTGTATATCACCTTTATATACAGTCAAATTTACCTTATCTCCACATGGGCTACTTCTACCATTACAATACGCACAATCTTCACCTGCTCTTACCGCAATGTCATGAGCGAAACAAAACGCACCACCTGTGGGTCCTTTTATACCTTTATTACCTTTTAAACCTTTTGGTCCTGTTGGTCCAGATAACGCTGCTGGTCCATCTGACCCTTGTGGGCCTCTTGGTCCTTGTGGACCTTGAAGACCTTGTGGACCACTACCACCTTGTCGACCTTTATACCCTTTAGGTCCTTTATAACCTTTATAACCTTTTGGTCCTGTTGGTCCTTGTGGTCCGGGATTTCCAGCGATACCTGTTTGACCCTTATCTGTAGAAGCATTACCTCTCGGACCTTGTGGTCCTCTTGGTCCTGTTTTAGATGATTGTGACCCTTTCGACCCTTGAGGTCCTCTTGGGCCCTTGTAACCTTTAATTCCTTTATGTCCTTTTAAACCTTTTGGTCCTAATGGTCCTATTGGTCCTGTCGGTCCTTGAGATGTGCTTTGGGTACCTATTAGTCCTCTACCACCTTGTGGACCTCTACCACCTTGTGGACCTTTTGGTCCTTTTGGTCCTTTAGTTGTATTAGTTGTTCCTTGTGGACCACGAGTACCTTTATCACTATTTGCTGGCCCTGTAGGTCCTAACTGACCCTTTAAACCTTTCTCACCTGTAATACCTTTTAGTCCTTTGAAAGCGGCTGGACCTCCAATACCTACAGCACCTTTTGGTCCTTTTGAAGTACTTTGAGGACCTGTCGGTCCTTGTGGACCTTTTGGTCCTTTTAGTCCTGTTGGACCTGTATCACCATTTTGAGCGGTCGGTCCATTTGGCCCTCTTTCTCCTTTATAACCTTTAACTGAACTACCAGTTCCTTGTGGTCCTAAAGGTCCTTTATACCCTTTATGTCCTTTTAACCCTTTTAACCCTTTGAATGCTGCGGGTCCACCTGCACCTGTTGGACCTGTTGGACCACTTTGTGTTCCTTGATTTCCTGTCGGTCCTTTAGGTCCTATTAAACCTTTTGTACCTTTTAATCCTTTGAATGCTGTCGGTCCTGTCTGTCCTTGAGGACCTCGTGGTCCTTTATCACCAGCAACACCTGTTGTCGCTCCTTGTGGTCCTAAAGGTCCCTTATATCCTTTAGGTCCTTTAGTCCCTTTTTTACCTTTAATACCTTTAAATGCTGCCGGACCTGTTGGACCTTGTGGTCCTCCATCGGCAGTTGATGGTCCTTGTGGTCCCTTAGGTCCTTTATACCCTTTATGTCCTTTTAACCCTTTTAACCCTTTGAATGCTGTCGGTCCATTATCCCCTGTTGGACCTTGAGGTCCACCATCTCCTGTCGCTGAACCTATTGGACCTTTTGGTCCATAAGCCCCTTTAATACCTTTTTGACCTTTAAGTCCTTTATAGGCTGTTGGTCCATTATCTCCTCCAGGTCCTGTAGGTCCTTGAGATGTACTTTGTGTTCCTTTCGGCCCTTTAGGTCCTTTAGGTCCTTTATAACCTTTTATTCCTTTTAGTCCTTTAAATGCTGCCGGACCTGTTGGACCTTGTGGTCCTTGTTCTCCACCAGTACCTGTTGTTGTTCCTCTTCCACCCTGTGGTCCTCTTGGTCCCTTAATACCTATTAATCCTTTACTACCTTTTACTCCATCAGTTGCTCTTAATCCTTTGAGACCTTTTTGACCCTTAAGACCTTTAACTGTTGAAGTAGTACCTCTACTACCATCTGGACCTTTATAACCTTTTTGACCTTTTATACCTTTATCACCATCAGTGGCTCTAAAACCTTTTTGACCTTTAATTCCTTTGTCACCTGCAGATACACTTATTAAACCTTTATCACCAGTAACACCTTTTAACCCTTTTAAACCTTTAGGTCCTTTATTACCTTGTGGTCCTTTATAACCTTTTTGACCTTTGATACCTTTATAACCCTTTTGCCCTTTGATACTTTCAGGACCTTGTGGGCCCGCATCACCTTGACTGGCTTTAAGTCCTTTATTTCCTTGAGGCCCTATTAAACCTTTTAACCCTTTAAAACCTTTATTACCTTTTAATCCTTTAAGTCCTTTATTACCTTGGTCCGCCACTGGTCCCGTTGGTCCTTGTGGTCCTCCATCACCTTGACTCGCGATTAAACCTTTAGGTCCTTTAGGTCCCTTAACACCTTTCTTACCTTTTAATCCTTTATAACCTTTATTACCTTTATCTCCCTGTGGTCCTCTTTGACCCTTTTCCCCTGTAGGTCCTAACTCATTACCTTGGCTTGTTGGCCCTTGAGGTCCTTTTGTCCCATCAATACCCTTTTTACCTTTTAACCCTTTTAATCCTTTAAGTCCTTTAAGACCTTTATCCGCTCCCTCACCATCTTGTGAAACTGGACCTTGAGCTCCTTGGTCAGCAATTGCTCCTTGTGGTCCTTGTGGACCAAGTAATCCTTTTCGACCTTTTAAACCTTTGAGACCTTTATCACCTTTATTACCGGTCAGACCTTTATCGGATTGAGGACCTGTTGGTCCCGTATCTCCTTGGCTAGCTATTAGACCTTTGACACCTTTAATACCTTTAAGACCTTTATTACCTCTTCTACCTTTAATACCTTTTTCACCTTTATCGGTAGAAGTTTCACCTCTACCACCTGTAGGTCCTTGGTCACCATCAGGACCTATTTGACCTTTGGGTGAAACACCTATGGAACCATCAGGTCCTTTAATACCTTTTGGTCCAACAACTCCAACTTCACCTTTTGGACCTTTTAAATCACCAACAGGTCCATCAACACCGATAGGTCCCTTTTCACCTACCACACCTTTTGTTCCACTATCGGTATCAGGTCCTTTAGCCCCTTTTAAACCTTTTAATCCTTTTAATCCTTTTAATCCTTTAGTTCCTTTATCGTCACCAGCGATTCCTTTATTACCTTCGTCACCAGTTTCACCTTGTTGTCTTAGAAAAGACGTTAAAGCGTTTGTAACAACGGATTCCGTAAAATTACTAACAGTAGGGTCAACATCAAATCCAAAATGTTTTAGTCCTGAACCATTTTTAAAACTACTTTCTAAATTTGTATAACAAGTTTCAGACGTTAAACCTGAATATACATTTGTTCTTGTTAATGCACTTAAATTTAAGTTTTCAGGACCAACTGAAGTTATGTTATCACCATATCTGTTTAAAAACTCATTACTAGTGATGGTACTACCCTCAATTGCTGCTACTGCATGTTGAACAAACGCATAAGTTGAAGTACCTCTAAGTGGGTTTACAACTGGATAAACTAAACCTTGAGCATTACCCCCTCTATTGGATATAATATCTTCATATACTTGAACATAAGAACAGTAATCGTGTAAATACCTATTCGTATATTCATCACCCGCATTATTATTCCAATAATTACCATTTAATTCAAATGGTTTATTATACAAATCACTCTTAGTTGGATTACTATTAGTCCCACCTACCTGTCCATGATATAAACCAACAAGACCATCTGACTCATCAGCAACAATAATTACCAAATAGTTAGTATTATCACCACCAAATGAACCTTGTCCCGATGTTTCCGTATTATTTAAATCACTATGGTCAAAAGGTACACCCTGAGATATTGTTTCAGCGGCACCTGTATCTAAATTAACACCTCTGTTAATTCTTCTATATATCGTTTCACCATCATTAAATTGTGAGTTTCTTGGTACACAATTACCACCTGAGTTAGACTTACAATAATCAGATTGATAAGTTGCATTAGGTACAGCACTATTAAATTCATTAATTTGTGTGTTATCAGATAAGGTACCTCCGGATAGTGAACCAAGATATGGGTAAGATGCCCACCATAACCAGTTTTCACCATTATGAGAATTTTTACCAATTACCCCCTCGTATAGTTTATTAATATCACCATCACCATTTACCGTTTGGAACCAATCTCTAACACTCTGCGAAGCTTCTTTAGCTTTATCACTTGGCATTGATGTCGCGTCATAGAAAACATAAACATCTACATTTGCAGTAATCCCAATTGGTCCTTGAGGTCCTTTTACACCTACCTCACCTTTTGGACCAATTGGTCCTTTATTAGTACCTGTGGGTCCTTGGTTACCTTTACTCGCCGATAATCCTGTAGGACCTTTCAGTGAGTCACCAATTAATCCCTTTATACCTTTATTACCTTTGAAACCTTTAAACCCTTGTGGTCCTACTGGACCTTTTAAAGATGTCGGACCTATTGGTCCTGTATTACCCTGAGGACCTATTTGACCTTTGACACCTGTTGGCCCTATAGGTCCTTGGTTAGCCTTTTCTCCTTTGATACCTTTTAACCCCTTAGTACCTTGGTCACCCTGTGGACCTTGTTCAGTAGAAGTTATACCTTTTAAACCTTTTTTACCTTTTAAACCTTTTTCTCCATCAACCGCTCTACTACCCTTAAGACCTGTAGGTCCATTTGGACCTTGTGTACCAGTCGGTCCAATCATATTCATAGGGTAACCCTTCCACTTACCTAAGTCATCAATTAGTTCGTTACTATTCTCTTTCTTTACTGAAACAGACGGCATAAACTTTATATTATCTAACTCTAAGTTTGAAGTAATTTTAAAATCATTACCTAAGTGGGTGTTGAAATTTAATTCACCACTATTATAGTCAATATTAATCATAGTACTATTAGTACCTGAAAAACTGATTGTCCCACCCGTTGGATTTATTTTAATGTCTCTACCCATTTAAAATTTTTGATTTTAATATGTTAATTCTATCTGTTATATTTTCAATACGTGTGTTTTGTTCTTGTATAGAACCTATACCAATCGCAACTAATTTACCGTACTCAAGTTTTAGATAACCACTCTCACTATTAAATACAACTTCAGGTATAACTTTTTCAATATCTTGAGCGATAAATCCAAAATCTTCACCATAATTATTTTCAAATTTAGTTGACCCACCTTTCCATGTAAACTTTACACCGTCAATTAATTTTAACTTACTTAGATTACCTTTTAAAGATTTAATATTATTTTTTAATCTTTTATCTGATGCTGGACCTTGTAGTCCCTGTGGTCCTTGTAAACCTCTTGGTCCTTTTGGACCTTTAGGTCCTTGTCCACCAGTTGGCCCTGTCGCACCACCACTACCAGCCGGTCCTTGTGGTCCTGTCGGTCCCTGTGGTCCACTTGTTCCTTGTCCTCCTCTTGGTCCCGTACTACCAATTGGCCCTCTTAGTCCTTTTACCCCCTTTACTGTTGATGTTGGTCCTTTTGGTCCTATCGGACCTTTATCCGTACTTGCCGGACCTTGTGGTCCTGTTGGACCTGTTGGTCCAAGGTCATTACCAATTGGCCCTGTTGGTCCTTTTACTGTTGAAGTATTACCTTGCGGACCTATTGGTCCTTGACTACCTTGTTTTTCAATAGGGCCTTTTAGTCCTTTAAGACCCTTTAACCCTTTTTCAGTACCTGCTGGTCCTTGTGGTCCCGTTGGTCCATTTGAACCTCCACCACCTGTTGGCCCTGTTGGACCACCTGACCCATTTGACCCACCTGGACCTGTTGGTCCATTTGAACCTCTTGGTCCTTTATAACCTTTTATACCTTTATCTGTAGATTGTAGACCTCTTGGTCCTTGTGAGCCTTGTGGTCCTCTATTTCCTTTAGGTCCTTTACTACCTTGTAGACCTTTAAGACCTTTATCTGTACCTATAAAACCTTTTTGACCTTTATCTGTAGATTGAGAACCTTGTGGTCCCTTAATACCTTTACGTCCCTTTGGCCCTTTTCGCCCTTTTAATCCTTTAACACCCTGTAGACCCCTTTCTGAACTTGACGGTCCTATTGGTCCTTTTACTGTTGAATCATTTCCTCTTGACCCTTGAGGTCCTTGATTACCTCTATTACCCTTCGGCCCTTTTGGCCCTTTAAGTCCCTTTAAACCTTTTTCAGTACTTGGCTGTCCTTTTAATCCTTTTACTGTTGAATCATTTCCTCTTGGTCCTTGCGGTCCTCGTATACCTTTATCACCTTTTATTCCTGAATCACCAACTGCACCTTTTTGACCTTTAGTATTATTAGTTGGACCTTTTGGTCCTTGTGTAGTTGAAGCTGAACCTCTTGGTCCTTGCGGTCCTTGCGACCCCTGATTTCCTCGATTACCTTTAACTCCTTTTAAACCTTTTGGACCTTTAGTTGTATTATCTATCCCTTTAAACCCTTTAACCGTTGAATTGGCTCCTCTAACACCTTGTGGTCCTTGGTTACCTCTATTACCCTTTGGCCCTTTTAAACCTTTTAGTCCTTTTAGCCCTTTTTCAGAATTATTTGGTCCTTTCGCCCCTTTTACTATTGATGTCGCACCTTGTGCCCCTCTATTACCAACAGAACCTCTTGGCCCTTTAGGTCCTTTATAACCTTTCTGTCCTTTAATACCTTTAGTAGTACTGGTTATACCTTTATACCCCTTTACGGTTGATGTTGCTCCTTGTGGTCCTCTTGGACCTTGACTACCTCTATTACCTTTAACTCCTTTTAAACCCTTTAACCCTTTATGACCTTTAGTGTCATTGGTTGGACCTTGTGGACCCGTTGGTCCTGCAGCGGCTTGGTCCCCCTGTGGTCCCTGTGGACCTTTTTGACCTTTATCAGTAGATTGTTTTCCTTGTTGTCCTCTATTACCAACCGGACCTCTATCGGTACTTGCCGGTCCTGTTGGTCCTTGTGCGGCTTGACTCCCTCTACTTCCTTGTGGACCTTTTTGACCCTTATCAGTAGATTGTGAACCTCTATCGCCTTGAGGACCCTTAAGTCCTTTTTCCTCAGACTGTGGACCTCTATTACCTTTGTCGGATGATACACCAATATTACCTCTGTTACCTGTTGGCCCTTGCGGTCCTTTACCTCCTCTTACACCATCACTTCCTTGTGGTCCACGTCCACCAGTTAAACCCTTTAAACCTTTTTGTCCTTTTATACCTTTATCAGTTGAAGTTGGACCTTGTGGTCCTTGGTCACCCTGTGGTCCCTGTTCCCCTACAGTTCCTGTACTTGATTGTGGACCTTGTAACCCAATAGGTCCTTTAGGTCCTTCAATACCCTTTAAACCTTTAGGTCCCTTAAGACCCTTATCGGTTGAAGTAGCACCTCGATTACCTTTATCACCTATAGACGCCTGATTACCTGTTGGACCTTGTGGACCTTGTGAATTTTTAGGTCCTTTTAAACCTTTATTACCCTTAAGACCTTTAAGTCCTTTGAATGGTGTTGGTCCAACTACACCCTTTATACCTTTGTCACCTGTCGAGGCTATACTACCTTGATTACCAATCGCACCTTGAGGTCCTTGTGGTCCTCTATTACCTTTTAGACCTTTAATACCTTTTAGACCTTTCTGACCTTTATCATCACCTTTAGGTCCTGTTGGTCCAGTAGGTCCTTGTGATGCTTGTGTACCGATACCTCCTTGAGTACCTCTATTAGGTTTTAAACCTTTTAAACCCTTTACACCTTTTAACCCTTTTTGACCCTTAATACCCTTATCTGTTGAAGTGATTCCTTGTAATCCTTGTGGTCCTTGTGGTCCTTGTGTAGTTGTACTGGCTTGTGGTCCTTTAATACCTTTCGGACCTTTTGTTCCTTGAAGACCTTTAAGTCCCTTGTCCCCTTTATAACCTATTGGTCCTTGAGCCCCCGTTGGACCTTGTTGACCATTATCACCACTTACAGCAATAAGTCCTTTATGTCCCTTCACACCCTTAAGACCTTTCACACCCTTAAGACCTTTAACACCTATCAGCCCTTTTATACCTTTTTCTCCTGTTGGACCTTTAGGTCCTATGGGTCCTTGTGAACCAACACTTGCTATTGGTCCTTGTAATCCCTGAGTACCTTGAATACCTTTCGGACCTTTTGTTCCTTGAAGACCTTTAAGTCCTTTAAGTCCTTTATCCGCAGATGAACCCGATTGTGAAACTGGTCCTTGTGGTCCTAAAGAACCTTTTTTACCTTTTTCACCTTCAATACCTTTGACACCTTTAGGTCCTTGTGGTCCTTTTAAACCCTTATTACCTTTATCACCAACAATACCTTTATCTGAATTTGAACCTTGTAAACCTACAGGTCCTTGACTGGCTTTATCTCCAATAGCACCTTTAATACCCTCTTCACCCTGAACTCCACGATTACCTTTTTCACCTTTCGGACCCACTTCAGTGGATGTTGGACCTTGTGGTCCTTTTAAACCTTTATCACCATCATTTTGGAACGCCCAACTAGTACCTATAGTACCAAATCTACCTTTGAGACCTTTTAACCCTTTTCTACCTTTATCACCTTGTGGTCCATCAACACTTGTACCTCTATTAGCTGTTGGCCCTACAGGTCCCTGTACACCTTTTAAACCTTTATCACCGTCAACACCATGATTACCTTTTAGTCCTTGAGTACTACCTTTCCAACCACCAGTGTCCGTAATAGAACCAACACTATTAAATGCTACGTCATTACCTAAGATAATAGAACCTTTAACATTTAACCTATCTTCATCAATAACAACTAAAGCATCACCATGTGTTGCACCTGAAAAAGTTAGACGACCGTCATTGTGAACATTTAATGAAATAGTATCACCATTAGTGTTCTCAAAAATAATATAAGGAAGTGTCGTACCTGTTGGTTGTGGTACTATTATAATGTTTTTAGCCATTGGTGCAATTCAAAGGGTTTATCTTATTTTATAAATACTCACAAAAAAGTTTATTATTCATTTTAAATACCGATTTGTATTTATCATTCAAGTTTTTTTTTATATAATACATTTAATAAATATTTAAAAGTCATTTAATATGCCGAACTACATAGTACAAACTTATTCAAGAGGTGAAGACTTAACTAATCTATTAGTTAATAAGGTAATTCTTGAGATAGAAAAAGAAACTAAAAATCATAAAACAAACATACAAGTAATAAACAACAGTAACTTTATAGTGGTGAGAGGAAATACCACACATAAAACACCAATTAACTTATCTAAATTATTTATATCATATTATAAAACACTCTTTAGTAGTGATATAAATTTAAATGTTGTTGACCTTATCGAATATGACACACCTGTTGAGGAAGAATCGATTTATTTTAAAAAAACATATACTAAAGATGAGTTATCCGATTCAATAAAAAAACAAACCTATTTAGATACGTTAAATAATAAGCACTACAGGTTTACCGCTTGTACTGATTTAAACATTGTATTTACTGCAAATGATTTTAATGAAGATATCATAAGTGATGTGTTAAATAATTTTGAGGATTATAAAATTTTAAAAAATAATTCTTCTGTTGAAACTTTTAAATCATCACAACATTACGGTAAAAACTTAAAAACATCTAAACTTTTTGAGTCGTACTTTAACTACATTGTTTATAATATATTTGAGAGAGGATTATGTCGTGACTTAACCGTTGAATTTTTTACAGACGCTAAGTTTGACACAATTAATTGGGAGAATATATCACTTAAAGTTACCTCAGACAGTTTAATGACAAGTAATGAGTGGTTAGAATCTTTAATTTTAGATTTATTTACATTTAAACCTGATGAAATAATTAAGAGGTGGGATTTGAATGAGTATGATTTCTCAGAAGAAATCATAAGTCATTTTAATATATGGAAAGTAAAAGATAAAGTAGGTGAAATGATATTATTTTAAATATCGTTTCACCTTAACCAAAGCTTCGTCTAAATCTTCAAAGTCATCATCAGGTACCAGTAATTTTATGTTAGATGTTTTGTCACCTTTTTCAACAGTCAATAACATAAACGCAGGAATAAACTCACTATCCGTAGCCTGAACAAATAAGTCGTATTCATTTTTAAAGACATCTATATCTCTTGGTGTAAACTCAATTTTAGAGTCCTTTAACATTTTTTTCATATCATCACAGTGACGACAACCTTTCATGGTGTAAACTATAACTTTTTTCATTTTAATATCATTCTATTATTAATAACTATTGCGTCAACATCACTATTATTAAATAAATCAATAGCGTCCTCTATTGTTTCAACTATTGGTTGACCGTTTATATTTAAAGAAGTGTTAAGTACCATAGGAATATTGGTATATTTTTCAACTTCTCTTATCAACTCATAATAAGTTGGATTATCTTTTTGATTAACTGTTTGAACTCTAGCAGTACCGTCAACATGAGTAATGGATGGTACTAAGTCAGGTTTTTTAACAGGACATGTATATAACATAAAAGGTGATGGAACATCAATATCAAAATACTCCTGACAGTTTTCTTCAGTAACCGATGGTGCAAATGGTCTAAACCATTCTCTAAATTTAATTCTAGCGTTTAAGATATCTTTCATATTAGGGTCAACAGGATTAGCTATAAATGAACGATTACCTAACGCTCTTGGTCCAAATTCTGAACCTCCTTGAAACCACGCAATAATTTTAGATTCACTAATCATTTTAGAGATTACCTTCACATCATATTTCTCACCAATAGTTTCATTAGTATATTTTTTACCCGTATAAACAATTTCTGAATTACTATACTCTTTATTATCATTACCTAAAATATGATGATAAGAATAAAGTGTAGAACCAACAGATAACCCATCATCACCTGAAGCGGGATATATGTAAATGTTTTTAAATTTACTTTCTTTAAGTATTTTATAATTAACATTACAGTTTAAAAATGAACCACCCGCCAAACATAAATTACCACCATTATAACCTTTTGTTAATTCGTATAATTCATCAACAAACATCAGAACTATTTTTTCAAAAATATATTGTACTGAAGATGCTAAGTCCATACCCTTTACCGTATCAACTTCTGAATTAGTTAGTATTGTTCTATTACCACTAAACTTAGGTTTTTCTTT